TAATTCTGTTTTGGCAGCCGCACTGTCCCCATTTTGGCTAGAAAGATTATTTATCTCTCTTTGGACCTTATCAATCTCTTTTTGTAATACTGTTATAACATCATTATTAGAGTTAATCTTGGCTTGTTTTTGTCTTAGTATATTTAGATTCGAACTAACCTCCGACATTTCGCTTTGCAAAGATTCTATGGTCTTTCCTAGTGATTCTTTTTCGGTCTGAACTTCTTTAGCCTTAGAGATTATATTAGAGATCTTGTCTTCTTTAATATCTGCGGATATACCCTGGTCACAGGTTGGACATTGGTCATTTAGTTCATAAAACTTAGATTGGCTAACTAGTTCTTTAATCTTGGAATTATATTGCAAGTTAAATGACTTCATCTGGGACATACGATCTAGTAAGTCCCGATTGGTCTTTTCTTCAGCAGACATAAGGACTTGAAGATTTTTACCTAAAGTCTTAGATTCATTAAAGGTTTCCTGTATTTTTTCTTTATGTATTTCGATAGACTCCATTTTCTGAGCTATCTGGTCCTTGTTTAAAGACTCAAGACTTTTTATGTATTTTGACTGGGAATCTATTCGGGTTTTAAATAAATCAATCTGATGGGTTATATCAACCAATTCCTCTTTAATCTTTGCATTTCTTTCCTTAAGAAGCATGTTCATCTTAGAGAAAATATTAATGTCTAGAAGATCCTCGATAATGCCACGTCTTGACCATACAGGCAATTGCATAAAAGGAATAAAGGAACTACTACCTAAAACAACCACTTGGTGGAAAGACTTATGATTAAGCTTTAGAATATTCTGCTCTAGGAACCTCTGATAATCCCTGGCATTTGCTGACTGATTAATCATGTTGTTATTTTGCCAAATCTCGAATCTGGTTGGTTTTATACCTCTAACAACTTTAAACTCAGAGTTACCAATATTAAACTCAACGGTAACCTCTGTGCCTTTACCGTTGATAGAGTTAATCAGCTGGTTTTTATTAATGTCTCTGTGTGCCTTTCCAAATAGGACAAAAGACAAAGCATCTAGCATAGTAGATTTTCCAGCACCATTCTGCCCTACGATTAAGGTAGATGGGGATTTGTCTAGCTTAATTTCAATTGCATCTGACCCTGTAGACAAAAAGTTTCGCCATGATATTGATTTAAATTGAATCATATAACCTCCAAATTCTGGGCTTCTGTGTATAGTTTACGCAATTGAACTTTAAGGTGATTTTTATCTAAATCAGTATCTACGGCTTCTACATAAGAATCCAATAGTTGTGAAGTATCTTCTAAGGATACCTTTTCATCATCTACGCTTTCCCCTAAGTACTCCTCAAAGCTCTCTGCGATCTTTAGCTCATAAGTTTCTATGCCCTGAAGTCTATCAATAAATCGATCAAACATATAAAGATCATTTTTACTAACTACTATGATTTTTATGAATTTATGCTCAAATTGACTAATATCAATGTTGTTATAATCGGTATTAGTGTCATCATATATGACTTTTTTAAACATAGTAATAGGATTACGTATGGGTGTTATTTCTCTAGTCTCTGTATCTAGTACGTGAAAGTACTTCGGATCATCAACATCAGACCAAGTAAATTCCATCTGCGACCCTAGATATGTTACGTTACCCTGGGTTGATTTAGTATGAAAATGGCCTGATAAAACCATTTCAAATCGAGAGAATATTTCGGCATTCATTCCATAGGGATTAGTAACCCCCGCCATCATTTCAAATCCCTTTAACTCGAGATGAGCACCAATAATAGAAGCTTCGCACGTCTTTATCCATTTGGTATACTCTTCATAGTTAGCGTTATTAATCCACGGTAATACCCCAACCTTGCACCCATCATAGTCAAGCACTGATGGCTTCATGATGATATTAACGTTGGAAGTAAAGTACCCTAAAAGCTCTTTTAAAGAGCACAATTCATTGGTATTCTTAAAGTATACGTCATGGTTACCAGGAATGATGTCCATAGTAATACCATTATCCCTCATAGGTTCTAGGAAGTCTTTTCTGTTCTGATTTAATGCTTTAAAGTTAACAAACTTTCGGTGCTCGTAATAGTCACCAAGGTGTAAAATATTCTTAATATTATGTTCTTTGAGATACGGAAAAAATACCTTGCTATAAAATAGCTTTTGATAGTTAAGAAAAATATCTGATGAATTTCTTACACCACAATGGGTGTCGTTTAAAATAGCAACTTTCAATCTGCATACCTCCCATGATTTATCAGATGATGCATTCTGTGACTATGAATAGCCCACAATAATTTAATTAAAGATGTCTCAGTATAAACACCCGCTTTGCATTCATATTTCCACATAATTATACCATAAAGAGTTCTAGTTTTTCTCTTGCTTTTTCTTCTTTGGCAAAAGACTTGATTTTCTCATCTTTATATTTGACCTGATCAATTCTTGATCTAAGGGAATCTACATAAGCCATAGTCTCTGCAGAGTGCTCATTATCCATACCACTGTGAATAAAGTCTTCTACGCCCATACGCTCTATAAATCTAAATTTAATATCTTGTTGTTTTTTTTCTTTGGTTATACGTCTAATAAATGCATAGAAGCAAATCTGAGTAAAGTAAGAAAATGCATTAGGTAAGCCCGTTCTAGTCGTAGTTTCTATTTTATAGTTGTTTACTGCTCTTAGACAGTTTTCAACCGCATCCATCACCATCTCTTCCCTGTACGTGTATCGAACAAAATTAGGCCGATGAGATAACCCTTCGGCTATCTTAAGAAAGCACATAGCAATATAGTTTGTTACTTTAGGGGTTTCTTTTTTATTAATCTCTGCTTCTCTAACGGATTTAACATATTCAACCACAGCTAAAGAGAATTGTTTATTATCAATGTAATGGGGTTTAGTCTTTGCTTTTTCAGTTGTCATGAGTATCTCCTTTATAATTATATATTATACCATATTTCAAAGCGAATGTAAACCCCTATTTAGTAAATAAATATATTTCACTTAGGGGGTTTACAAACATGAAAAAATATGGTATAATAGAGTGTCGTCTCAGGGAAGGGATGATATACTAGTGAATTGTCTCTGTATCCATAGTATTAATGGGGTCATAATAAGAATCATCATCACTCTTATTTGAATTCATATACTCTTCGAGTATTTCATCATTCTGTTTAATGAGTTCAACTTGTTGAGTTCGCAAAGCGAACTTAATGTAGGCAGACTTGATCTCTGATACAACCGATGAATGCTGCATAACATCAAAATCTATTAGCTTGAACACCCTTGTAGTACTAAAGGGAAACCAATGGGATAACTGTTTACCGCCAGACATATTTTCCGAGATTAAAAGGGGTGCTTCCACCATCCAATTATCTTTGTTCCGATTAGAGACTAATGCCAGTATCTCATCCCCAGACCTTAATTTAAAATGTCTTATGTTTAGTTCTTCAATTGATTGATCGGTCATCATTTATATATTTATCTCAAATATTTTATAGTCAAATTTCTCTTTATTATAAATCTGGATCCTAATATTGGCATGTTCCAGAGTATAATTCTTTTTGTTTTTCCATTGTAAATCATCTGCTATATCAAATACCTTAGTATCGATACCATCTGAGCTTTTTCTTAAACCCCTACCTATAGACTGCAAGACCCTAATCTGTGACTTAGATGGTGAAGCAAAGATTATATTGTGTAGTCTTTTTATATTTATACCAGTAGAAAAGGTACCTACCGAAGCAACAATGATTGCATTATCCTCGTTTTCTGTAATAGCTCTAATACTTTCTCTGGCTGTAACATCTGTTTCTCCCGAGACATAGAATAGCTTCCTGGATTGCATGTTCATACTTTCTATTTTTTCTTTCATCATAGCATGCAAAGGTTTACCGTGTTTATCTACAAATTGAAATAATATAAGAGTATTACCATCTTGATCTAAAGCCAAATTGGATATGAAGTTATTCCTAGGCTCATATCTAACTATGAAATCTAATTCCTCTTGGTACTTCTGTTTAGAAACTATCTTTCTATAAGCATCCTCATATTTTAGGAGTAGAATAGTAACTTCTAATTGGGCTAGATCTTGATTATCCATTAGTTTTTTAGTAGTGGTAACCTTATATACAGATCCAAATAGCCCTTCTAATACTAACTGATGTGTAGCTGTTCCGTCTAATGTGCCTGTCGTACCAATCTTATATTTTGCATCATTACATTTTTCTAATATACTGGTTAGTGATTTGGCCTTAAAGTTATGGGCTTCGTCGCCGACCACCATTCCAAAGTTTTCAAACCACGGTAATGGCAATTTATAGATTGATTGCCATGTAGTAATAATAACACTAGCTTCTAGGTTGAATTTTTCTTTGCCAGAATAGATCTTGTGTATATCTGTATCAGCATCAAACCCTTCGTCCCATTTAGAGTAATCAGCAAAGTCGGAGTACATTTGCTCAACCAAAGATGTGGTTGGGACAATAATAAGGACTTGCTTATCGTAATGCTTAAGGAAGTATCGGATAGCAAGGTATATAATTAAGCTTTTACCAGAGGCAGTAGGAGAAAGCAATAGGGATCTAGTTTTAGATAAAGCAACTTCCAAAGCTTCTAACTGATAGTCTCTAGGAGTAATAATACTTCCCCCGGCAGTTAACTTAAGATTTTCAAGTAACCCTTTTATATCAGGTTTTTCTAGTATGTCCGGCCTTCCATATACAGTATTATTTTCAACCTGTATACCATATCCTCGAGCCTCTGCAAACTCTTTAACATAATCAAACAAACCACAATAAAGGGTCTTTTTTCTAAGATCATATAAACGTATTTTACCATCCCACATTCTGTTCTTATATGCAGGCATAAACTTATATCCGGGCACCATGAAGCAAAAATGTTCGGCTAACTCGTGCTGTGTACTAGCGTCACAGTCGATGTGCAAGAACGTTTCATTCTTC